GTAGCAATGGCATAGCCATTCAATCAGCCACAGTTTTAGCAACAACTGGTTCTATAACTACAGGTAAGATTAGATTCTCTACCTTAGAACCTAAGAACTTTAAACGGTTGATAGCCAGAGGTTCATTCCAAGTAGGTAACTTTACGTTATCATCTATTGCAACTAACACAGATGGTAGTGATACTACTTACGACCATATTGATTACAACTCTGGAGTTCCTGCAGTTGAAGTCACCACCTCTAGTCCAGAGACAGCACAAGAATTCCTAGCATATAAATTTACCCTAGCAAGAGATACCACAACCACTTCTAGTGGTCCAACATTCAAGGGGTATCAAGCAAAAGCAACCATTGCTACACCGCGCAACAGAGTTATTAAGTTCCCAGTATGGTGTTATGATGTTGAGACAGATAGATTTAATACTGTAGTTGGCTATGAAGGCAGAGCCTATGCTCGCATACAATTATTAGAAGAGATAGAAAAGACAGGCGATGTACTCACTTGGCAAGACCTTACAACTGGTGAGTCACGACAAGCATTTATAGAGCAAGTTACATTCACCCGTATGACTCCACCCGATAAGCGTTTTGACGGCTTTGGTGGGATAGTAGAGATAACAGTAAGGACAGTATAATGTTGTTAAAGGACTATCTAACTATAGCAGTTGCTATTATAGCAATCTTCTCAGCAATTGGTGGCGGTATCAGGTGGATGGTCAAGCATTATTTGAACGAACTCAAGCCCAATGGTGGTAGTTCAATGAAAGATTCTATGGCAAGAATGGAACAACGCATAGATGATTTGTATAAACTGATAGCGGAGAGATAATGGCAACTGTTGTAAAGAAAGCAGTACCTGCTGCAATAGCAGTACTCCAACAAGCAACTGCACTCAAACCAAAAAGAAAGAAGATAAGCGATGGCTTACTTCCTAGCGTGGCTCATCAGAAACAGAACCCTAATTCTGACCACAATACTGGTCTTGCTGTTGACCTTACTCACGACCCTGTCAATGGTATTGACTGCGTTGATATCTATAATAGGTTTAAGTCTGACGGGCGTGTAAAGTATTTAATATTCCAAGGCAAGATATGGTCTAAGGATAAAGGCGAAAAGAAATATACTGGCACTAACCAGCATAATAAACATCTTCATATCTCAATCAAAGATGAGTCTGCAAATGATACATCTCCTTGGTTTGGTTGGTTCAATCAGCCTAAACCTATCTATTCCTTGCTTGCCTCAATGACTATAGCCCCTATCAAGAAGGCTTACCCAGTCCTACCTTGTACCTGCTGTAAACTCCACCCTAATAAATAATAAAAACCGAAAGGAACCACAATGGCACAATTCAAACAAGTAGCACTAACTTGGTTTCGCGCTGCAGCAGCAGCCGTTATCGCATTGTATTTAGCGGGGGTCACAGACCCTAAGCAACTAGCATCCGCAGCACTTGCTGGCGTGGCTGGTCCGCTCCTTAAGTACCTTGACCCATCTGCAACACAGTTCGGTAAAGGCTCAGAGTAGCCCTTTAGAAGGGCTGTACGCCCCGTAGAACAACGAAACCCCCCAACTTGGTAGAGATACCAGGGAGGGGGGTCTTTTGTCGTTTCTATCTTGTGTTTTAACTGCTTGAAGATAAGCATAGTACATGCTATAATTTGTATATTATTGTATATTATAGACCCCAAAGGGGTCTTTAAAGTACTTAATACATCAAGTATACACATACCAACCTGCGGTTGTCAAGTAGTTAATTAATCTAACCACTGGACAATCCCAACCTAATGCGAGTAGACTACCCAATATGACGATAAAACTTGAAGAATACACATTACCAGAGCATATGTCCTATTCGGCATTCTCAACCTATCTAACCTGTGGCTATCAGTACTATCTTGGTAGACTACTCAACAAAGAAGAAGAACCATCCGTTTGGTCTGTTGGAGGTTCGGCTTTCCATCTTGCCTGTGAAAATTATGATAAGGAATCCCTATGATGCAAGACCCAGCAGTCCAATTGTGGGAGTCAGCGTGGGACGAGTCTAAGGGTGATGTCAACCTTGACACTGCTCGCGTTGGTGGTCGTGCTACTAAGGTTAATCCAAACAAAGAAGACCAAATATTTTGGAAATCAGCAGGACCCAAGTGGGTTCAAGGTTATATTGCTTGGCGTGAACTTAATAAGAATTGGAAAATTTGGGTAGCACCTGATGGCAATCCAGCCATTGAACTTGCCCTAACTCCTGTTGTTGCTGGTGTTCCAGTCAAGATGATTATTGACCGTGTATTTGAAGTTGATGGTCAATTGGTTATCTGTGATTTAAAAACATCTCAACAGACTCCGTCTAGTACTCTTCAACTTGGTTTCTATAAACTAGGGCTTGAACAGACCTTTGGTATAGAAATCAAGTGGGGAAATTACTACATGGCTCGCGGTGGTAGCACCTCGGAGATGGTGGATTTGTCCAGTTACACTTATGAAAAGATGGAATACCTGATTCAAACATTTGACAAAGCCCGCAAAGCGGGTATATTCTTACCCAACACAAACAATTGCCAATACATGTGTGGACTCACACAGTATTGCCAATTCTCTACGAAAAAGGATAAATAAATGGCAGAAGACTGGAAGTTACAAGTATCATACAAGACTCAAACTGGAGACTTGATTAACGTGCGGGCTAATACAGTAGATGAACTTAGCGTTCTTCTTGAAGGTATTGGCGATTTCTCAACTCAGATAGCGGCAGTACAGCGATTGGTAGTTGGTGCAGGAGTGGTAGCCCCTTTATCAATGCCGTCTACCATTCCAAGCACAGGGCAAGCGCCCTCCTCACAAGCGCCCCAGGCGCAGGCTCCATCAGGTATGGGAGCACCAGCAACAGGAGCGGGACCGACATGTCAACACGGACAGCGAAAGTACAAATCGGGAATCTCAGCAAAGACGGGGAATCCATACGCGATGTGGACTTGTCCCCTTCCGCAAGGACCCGACCAATGCAAGCCAGTCAACTAATAGACCAAGAATTTCCATTTTAATAACTAGGAAGGGTATCAATGCGTACACTCGTTAGGTCTGTCGGACGGGCTTCCATTGGGGGAGAACCCCTTCCTAGTTGTTTCAAAGCCTTTGAAGCAAATAAAATTATTATTAGGCGTTCCGAGGTTTCAATGTTTGCTGGCGCACCAGGCATAGGTAAATCAACCTTAGCCTTAGCGTTAGCATTAAAGACCAATGTACCAACTCTTTACATCTCAGCAGATACTAATGCGCATACGATGGCTATGCGCTTAGCATCAATGATTTCAGGTAAGAACCAGACTGATGCAGAGAACATGCTTTCTAATGATATCGGTTGGACTAAAGCAATCCTTGCTAGAGGCAACCATATAATTTGGTCATTTGAATCTGCGCCCACATTACAAGATATTGATGAAGAAGTACAAGCGTTTGAAGAATTATGGGGTTGTCCACCTACTCTTATCGTAGTGGATAATCTTATGGATGTAGCCACTGATGGTGGCGAAGAGTTTGCATCTATGCGTGCCATCATGAAAGAATTAAAGTATCTTGCTAGGGCTACCAACGCAGCCGTTGTTGTGCTACACCATACAAGTGAAGCGGTAGTGGGTACTCCATGTCAACCTCGTTCTGCTATACAGGGCAAAGTTGCACAACTACCAGCATTAATCTGTACACTTGGCGTTGTTGGTACATCAATGGGTGTAGCGCCAGTAAAGAATAGATATGGTAGGGCAGATGCTAATGGAACTCTATTGACTTGGGTAGCGTTCAATCCAGAATATATGTTTATGGATGACATTCCAGAAAATAATTAATGTCACTACATAATATAGTTTGGGGTACTATGACAATGATATCTATTTTTCTATTTATCTATACGACTATAGAGTTATTCAAATGACATATGCGATGGCTGTTTGGTTGGGGTATCTATTAGGTACTGTTATGACTTACTTAACCCTAAGATTACTGGATAAAAGATTCAAATGAGCGCTAAATATAACAAGGTTAAGGGAGCCACCTTTGAAACCGATGTAATGAGATGGCTACGCAAGATGGGTGTAATAGCGGAGCGATTAACTAAGGCTGGAGCCAAGGACGAGGGCGACATTATGGCTATAGTCGCAGGTCAGACCTATATTTTAGAGTTAAAGAATCGCAAAGCATTAGACTTGCCGACCTTTTGGAAAGAAGCAAAGGTTGAAGCAGCCAACTATGCTAAGGCTAGAGGATTAAAATCAATACCGCTTACTTATGTGATAGTTAAACGACGCAATGCTGGGATAGAACAGGCTTGGGTAATCCAAGATTTAGAACAATGGCTTAAGGAAAGAAATGACCAATGACTTACCAGATATTAGAGATGTCCTCGTTTATTACGGAGCAAACCTTCGACGAAATAACGGGCAAGTTAATCTCAAGTGTCCATTCCACGACGACACGCACCAAAGTGGTAGCGCCAACCTCGACAGTAATATCTACATTTGCTTTGCCTGTGGAGTGCAAGGGAACAGTATACAAATTATTTGTCAGCAAGAAAGGATAACCATAAGTGAGGCAAAGAGATTCGCAGAAAGAATTACTGGCACAAGCAGTGAAGAAGTACACGGCAAACATTTATCAGGCAGAAGATTACCTCAGAAACAGGGGAATATCAATAGAAGTGGCACGTCTGGCTCGATTAGGCGTAGTCGTGGAGCCTGAGGTAGGACACGAAGTATTTACTGGCAGACTTGCGATACCTTACATTACTAAAACAGGTGTTGCTGACTTAAGATTTCGTTCACTTAATCCAGCAGTTGAGCCAAAGTATATGGGTATGACTGGTGCCGAAACTAAAATGTATAATGTGTTAGATATTGAACGAGCAGGGGATTGGATTGGTGTATGTGAGGGGGAACTAGACACACTTACAATGTCTGCTTGTGTTGGCATACCTTGTATTGGAGTTCCTGGAGCAAACAGTTGGAAGAAACATTATACTCGTTTGCTTGCTGACTTTGAACGCATCTTTGTTTTTGCAGATGGCGACCAACCAGGAAAAGAATTTGCCACTTCGCTTGCCAGGGAATTGCCAGTTACGATTGTGCAACTTCCAGATGGTGAAGATGTCAATAGTGCTTATACTAAGTACGGTTCTGATTTTATCAGAGAGAAAGCAGGATTATAGTGAAGGAGAATAAATTTGTTGTCCCGCCTTGCCCTGAGTGTGGTGCTTGTTTTGATAATGTATTTGATGCTACTGCACATCTTTTAGAAGATGACGAAGAGTTTAATCCAGCATTTATATTACCTAGTGGTCATAAATTAATGCTTGGTTCCTTACTTCAATGCCTATACAAATATGCTAATAAACCTAAACAAATAAAAGAAATTACACAATCTACTTATATGACCTTATTCACGGCAGAAACTAATCCTAAAATTATTCAGGATATGGTAGAGGATATGGTTGTTACTTCTAATATGATGGATATAGATGATGACCTTAAAAAACTACTCGAAATTGGAGAATGAAGAACTATGGGAAATACTTCACTACCTAAACAAACTTGGGTTACAGATTACCCAATACCAGCGGACTCAAACAGACCTGGTGGTAATTATTACGGTGCCGATTCTGAGTTCGCGGATAATGTAAGGATTACATTTGATGAACTAATGTCATTGATGTTGCGCAAACATCAAGACTATGGTTCTAAAAATATATCTGATTCTCCTGGTGGTGCTATCAATGGATTGCGTGTGCGAATGCACGATAAATTGGCTCGTATAAATAATTTACACGGAACAAATTTGGCTGCAATTATGGCTGATGTCCAACCAAACTTTGAACCCCTTGAAGATTCCTTTAAGGATATGGCGAACTACGCAATCATAGGCTTGCTAGTTCTTAGAGGGCAGTGGGTATAACAAATGAAAGTAATAGTATGTGTATCTGATTTACAAATACCATATCACGACAAGCGTGTTGTAGATAATCTTGCTAGGTTTATTAAGAAGTACAAACCAGATGAGGTTATATCAGTGGGTGATGAGATGGATATGCAAACTATTTCTCGTTGGGCTAAAGCAACCCCATTAGAATTTGAAAGTACCATTGGTCGTGATAGAGATGAGACTACTAAGGTATTAGAATCTTTGCAAGTTAAACATATGATTCGCAGCAATCATACAGATAGATTATTTAATACCGTAATGATGAGAGCGCCAGGATTCCTTGGTTTACCTGAATTAGAACTTGAAAACTTCTTGCGACTTAAAGATATTGGTGCCACATACCATAGTAAACCATACCAGTTAGCCCCTGGTTGGTTGCTTATGCACGGTGATGAAGGTAACGTCCAACCTACTGCTGGTGCTACCGCACTAGGCTTGGCCAAGCGTTCAGGTATGTCTGTAGTGTGTGGTCACACCCATCGTATGGGTCTTACTCATCATACTCAAACATATTATGGTGCTATACCTAAGGTAGTGTGGGGTATGGAGACAGGTTGCTTGATGGATTTTAAGCACGCTAAATATATTAAGGGTGGGTTGTTTACTTGGCAGCAGGGGTTTGGTATATTGTATGTGGACGGGAACACAGTAACGCCGTCTATCATCCCTGTAAATCGGGATGGTTCATTTGTTGTTGAAGGTAAGGTATGGAAATAAATGGATTGGTCGCGAATTGAACGCTGGGATTATATTGTAATCGCTGTTGCTTCTGAGTATCGAAAGAAGTTTGATATGATAGAGTTAGAAGATATCAAACAAACATTATACCAATGGTTCTTACAGCACCCAAATAAATTAGATACTTGGGAAGCAATAGGTGAGAAAGGTGCAAAGAATTTAATTTATCGTTCGTTGCGTAATGAAGCATTGGATTATTGTCAGCGTTGGAAAGCCAAATCAGTTGGCTACGATGTAAGTGATTTATATTATTACGAAGCAGATATGGTTGAGGCACTGCTACCATTGGTGTTGATGGGTGATTACGGTGTTACACATAAACTTAATCTTGGTAGGACTGGTCGTCCCAGTGCGCCTGCTGAGGGTGGTAATATGCAGGCTATGATGTTGGAAGTTGATGCTGCTTACTGGAAACTATCTAAAGAAGATAGAAAGTTATTGTTCTTTAGGCACGCAGAGTCGTGCGACTTCCGCGAGATAGCAAACTTTCTTGAGGTAGGCACAGAAGATGCTGCTCGTATGCGACACAAGCGTGCAATCAAACGACTCATTAATAAACTTGGTGGATTCAAACCATACAACGATGTGGATTCTTCTCCTGTTACCAAAGAAAAAGAAACAGAAGAAGATATTCCACATTTGGAACAAGATAATTAAATTCTATTCATCATAGAATTCTATCTCTTGTTCTTCTAACACATCCAAAAATCCTACATTTGAATCATTCATTAACGAATCAATGAACTCATCTTCTGAGATTATATCTGGATAAAAAGGAAAAAGATTCTTTCCCTTTTCTATAGGTAAGTATCCAACAACCTTGGATACTCGTTCTTTGTTGTTAAATTGTGTGGTGGCAGGCAGGTCGGCTCTGTCTTCCCACGCTATATCGGTAGTATCAAGATTAAACTCCCATATACCATCGGGGGTTGAACAAATATAAATTGGTATCATTCCCATCATATCTGCTTGTTTTTTTAATCTATCATATTTAAGTTTTTCAATCATAAGTTCATTGTAATGTGACTGTCGGCATTTAAGTTCTACATATATGCCGTAGTCATCTGATGTGCAATCGTATGCTGAGTACTCATCACCATCCATAAGTTCAAGGTCTTCGTAGTATTCGTCCTTTAACATATTAAATAGTTCTAACTCGGTTAAGTTATATAGTTCCATTATCCTCCAGTCTTATAAAATCCAGTCCCTTTGAACTGAATGCTTGGCGTATTGTATACTCTACTTGTTTTAAGACTACATTGTGGACACATTACATCAGTCTCTCGCTCTTGATATGAGCGTTGAACTTGAATAAATGCCATACAATTATTACATCTATACTCATAGTTCGGCATCGTCATATCCTTCTGGTGTTGGTGCTGTTGCTAGTGTACCACATTGAGCGCACTCCATATCAATAAAGTACATCTCGATTTCTCCAGACTCTTTATCGAACACAGTTTTAAGATTCCATATTTCAGAACCGCAAGGACAGGTAGTGGTAGGTGTACCGCGTATGTCCATTGATTGTTTATAGTCTGGTTTTAATTCAGTTATATGTTTACCACTCACTATGTACCATCCCTTCGTATTGTGCTGCGATAACAACTTGCGTTACCGTTCTGCTTTTAATACTTTTAATGTATGCTGGTTTGGCATTTATATAACCAGCATTAGAACAATCTTGTGCTGTTTTGTGAAATATTTCTTTACCATTCCAGTTGTTAACGGTAAAGAAATTATCATCAATAATATGGCGATTACAAGAACCACAGAATTTATATTCTTTATCCAACTTTCATACCCCTAACTCTAGTACTTCGTATTCTAATTGTATCACCATTAGAAGCGTTAGCGCAATCAATAGGTGATTCGTGGAAGTATTGTTCAGGATTATTTAAGTCAAACTGGTCGTATGTTTTGTTTAATTTTTTAGTTAACTTTACCGTAGTAAATCTAGTAGCGATTATTTTATCGCAACTATAACAACGAAGTCGTTCCATTAGTGCCAACCTTTCTTTTCGAAGTGAGTCCAAGCAGCACAGGGAGTGCCATATCTATAATAGATATAAGACAACCCCCTGTCAATCTGCTCAGCAGGAGGGGTAGCAGGGTCTAACCCTAGCAGTTGAGGTATACCGCCAGCGTGTTTTCCCATTATCTTTGTCTTGTTATATGCGGTAGGATTCCAAGCGGATTCCTTACCCCATAATGAAGCAAGACATTTCCATTGTTTAACCTGCCATTCAGACAGTTTATCCATAGCGTAAGCCTTACTATCTTTTTTAGTCCATTGTGTTTGAGTCTTATCATTGTGTATGTGTGGCTCTATTAATGGTACTATTGAGATAGCCGTTAGTGCTATTGCTATTGGCAAGATTAAAGTTTGTTTCATTTTTTCTGTCTCTCTCGTACTCGTCGTGCGAAGGGTACAGTTTTAGTTTTATCATCTGTATTTAATTTGGCACCAGCGATAGTAAGTCTTTCCCCTGCCAGTAATCCACCCCAAATACCGTGTGATAAGTTCTCTGGTTTCATACCTTCAGCAAGGCAAGCGTTTATGACGGGACATATATTACATATTGCTAATGCCCTAAGTGCGTTGTCTATCATAGCATTAGACACTTTCTTGGTTGGTTTACCAGAAGAATTATCTGTTATGCTATCAGAAAACCACAAGTCGGGTTCTTTATAATCTGTACATAATCCTATCATAATATTGTACCTATCAAGTATAATATAAGTAACGAAAGAAGAACAGAAGATATATCAGCACCACCCAGCAAGGCTAGTGTTGCCAATCCTACTGCCATCTTTACATACTTCAGTTACTTGCCCTTTCTATTCGGTCATAGTGTTGAGTACTTTAGTATATGCTAACCACTTGATACCGTACTCTACAATGGCTTGGTCGATGTCATCGATACAACTATCGATGTCGACGGAGTCAATACTATCGTCGTGTATCCCAATTTCTAATGTGAATTGGTATAGATTAGGCATTACTTTACCCTTGGTGGGAATAAATCGTGGGCTAATAGCCTACAATCGTTGATTAATTTTACTGCTTCCATATCTTCTATCATTTCATTTTGCGTAATATCTAAGGGAGAAATTCTTTCAGCGCATTTAAGTAGTACGCTGATTAACTTCTCTCGTTCAGGGAACTCAATGAAAGTGCCTTGCTCGAGTTGGACAATAGACATTATGGTCGGAAAATTTCATCCGTGAAGGTAACAAGGCGTGAGTGCTTAGCAATCAGACCCTTCTTACCTGTAATGTGCTTATAGTTACCGTCGCCTAGTGATACCCACATAGACTTAGGTTTGAATCTGAATTGGTCAGGCATAGCCTTGACAATAGTACCGCGTGGTGGGTACTCGTTATCAACTTCATAAGATACAGTAGATAGTTCGTCTACGATATCTTGTAGTGAATAAGCGATACTTGCTAAGTAATCGCTGTTTATTTTGGTTGTGGACATTGTTACCTTTCGTGTTGGTTGGTTGGTATTACTGTGGACATATTATCCATAGCAACTCTAGTATAGCATATCATAATTGCGTTCCGATTTATAGTTATGATAGGCTGGTATATAGCACAGACAATCTACTGGTGTGGAACCACACTCCATACAACCTTGACACCACTCGCAATAATTGTATGACTTGTCTAGACTTATTATCTCCTGACAGTAAGGGCAGTTGTCTAACATTATCTCATCATCATCTATCGAATCTGCTTCGTCTTTAGGAAGCATACTTTTATAGTCTGATATATCTTCTATAATTGTACCATAGTCATACGCTTTTGTATCCCAATATGAATCGTATCTATACTGTACGCTAGGTGTAGTGGTAGTAACGGTGGTAGCATACACTCTCTTGTGGCTAGAGTTAGACCACCATACACCATCAGAATCCCAAGTGCCTAACTGGTCGTTAATTAAATAAAGTGTACCTTCCGCACTAGGGTCTAGTGTGAGTACGGCTATCTTGTTACCGCTTGCCCACCCTTCTACTAACCGCCAGATATTTTCATCATCTAAAGCAGATATACCACCTAGTTTAGGTAGTGTATCCTCAGCGAATACTCTAGTATCGGAACGCTTATCACCTTCGGCAATATATATATCTAACACTCCATTGTGTGCTAGATAGGTGCGTTCATCACCACCTACAATAAATGGGTGGCAGTTTAATTCGTTCTTAACGCCGTGTGTTGCGTATCGTGCGTGCCACATAGCATAACCGTCAGGGTATTGCTCTCGCAATTCTAAGAATCTTTTAATAGATTTCTTAGCAGACATACTACGCTCAGAGATAATCTTATCTCCTGCTACGATAGCAAACCCGAATCCGTGTGGATTACTACAAGCACCAGCGTGTAAATCTTCTTTGCTCGGTGTCGAGTTAGGTTTACATACTACAAGTAAGCACATTGTTTACCCCCTTATGCTTCTATTAGTTGTTTATTACTTAGGTTTACGCCAGCAATCTTAGGTAATCGCTGGTATAGGTCAGGGTAGATACCATTACGGTCTGCTACCCAATCGTTGAACCACTCCCAATTATACGCACCCAATCTTATATCAGATAGCGTTAAGTGTCTAGTGTATTCAACGCTTGCGTGTGCTAGGTCTAATGCTGATAAGATACCCTCTCGTCGCATAGTGCCGCGAAAGAATCTCATCTCTAGCGTATATTCGTTCTGTGTATTTACCGCAGAATATCTTTCAGTATGACTTCTAGGGTTCATCTTGTGCGCTAATGAGAACACAGGTTTATCGAACTCATTATAGGTATAGCAATCGCTAAACTTAGCATAGTCAGACTTACGACCAGCAAATTTCATCATCATCTCACTATTTTTATAGATGAAGGCTAGGAATCTGTGCGTGTGTGCGCCAGACGAGAAGCCAGCCCTGCTAATATGGATATGAAGTCCGCAAGTATCTGTATCCCACGACCTACCCTTATAGGTAGTTCGTAGTTTCTCGATATAATCCCATAGTTCTTTAGAATTATCTCGATAAGTATTGTGTGTGGCAGGGTGGGTAACTAACTCGAATCCTACCGCACCATTACGACCTATACTAGAATCTTGTTTAAGATAGCAGATATTAGAATCTTCTAATGGCTCTACTAATCTACTCGCTTCTAGTGTCTGTCTACTCTGTATCTCTGTTTCCAATTCGAAGCCAAAGTATAATCTATCTTTACTATCGCCACGAAATACAGGGTTAGGCTTGTAAGAGTATTCGTGTATAGGGTTACGACTATTACCATCATAACCGCAATTATCGCAACTGTCACCGTCAGCAAATCTTATGTCGCAATCCTCACAATATTGTGCGTGTCTGCTTTCGCAATCTTCGCACC